TTTGACACTAATATGACTGTATCAATAGAAGAGTATGAAATAATAGAATCTGCTGAAAACGGTTTTGACGTCAATGTACGAATCAAATTAAAACAGTACAAAGCTTATGGAAATAAAAAGATCAATTTGAAAGCTACTACAAAAGCCAGTAATAAAACGAATACTACAAAGACTGCAACTAAAGCTGTAGTAGAGCAAAAACGGCCAACAACAGGTAAGACGACACCAAAAACTCATACCGTAAAAGATGGAGAAACACTATGGGCCATTGCCAAGAAGTATTTAGGTGATGGCTCGAAGTATACCGAGCTAGCAAAAATCAATAACATCAGTAATCCAAGCGTCATTAAAGCAGGGCAGGTGATCAAACTTGGCTAAATCAAAACTATATATCATGAGTAGAGGGCAACTATACGAATGTGCTGTAGAGGAAGGGATTGAGTGGGAAACACATCGAAAAGGCACACCAGGTAAGTTGACATTCAAAGTAGTTAAGGATGAAGTACTTAACTTCCATGAAGGTGACGCAGTACGCTTTGAATATGACGGCCATAAGATATTTTACGGTTTTGTCTTTACCAAGAAGCGTACAAATAACAGAGTTATCACAGTTACTTGTTACGATCAGCTGCGCTACTTTAAAAATAAAGACACTTATGTATATTCCAAAAAAACGGCTGCTCAAGTACTTCAAATGATAGCCAAAGACTTTAGATTAAAGACAGGCACTGTAGATAATACAAAGCATGTTATTCCTTCAATGATTGAGGATAATCAAGAACTGTTCACGATCATGGCTAATGCTTTAGCTGAAACGACTCTACACACTAAAAGTTTATATGTTCTTTATGATGACTTTGGAGCTTTGAATTTACGTGAAGCCAGAACACTTAAAACGGACTTACTGATTGATGAGAGCACAGGGGAGTCATTTGAGTACACGACATCCATAGACGAAAATACGTACAATAAAATTAAGCTGATACGTGAAGATAAGAAGAAAGGTAAACGTGAAATTTACATCGCTCAAGATAGTAGCAAAATCAACGAATGGGGCGTATTGCAACTTACTGAAAAGCTAGGTGAAAAGGATAACGCTAAAGCAAAGGCAGATGGTATGTTACAGCTTTATAATCGCAAATCACGTAAGCTCCACATTAATAAAGTGTTTGGCAATCCAATTGTACGTGGTGGCAGTCAGGTAGCTGTCCAATTGTATGTTGGTGATTTGACTGTAGCAAATTTCATGATGGTTGAATCAGTAAAGCATGTTTTCAAAGAGAGTGATCACAGAATGGATTTGAAGTTAATAGGCGGTGATTTCATTGCGTAGCATGGAGGACATTCTAAAGGAGATTCAGAAACTAGTCCTTGGAGTCATCAATGCTCAAAAGCTCTCTACGGTTGTTTATGGCACCGTGTTAAGCGTAAGTCCATTGGAGATTCAAGTTGACCAAAAACTTACTTTAAAAGAGGAACAACTAAAGCTTACTCGTACTGTGATGGATTATGAAGTCGACATGACAGTGGACCATAAAACTGAGAATCGTTCAGGAGGTGCTGGTGAATCTGCTTTTGCATCTCATAATCACGATTACAAAGGGCGAAAGAAATTCTTAATTCATAATGGACTAATTGAAGGTGATAAGGTGACTATGATTCGTGCTCATGGTGGTCAACAATTTTTAATCATAGACAAAGAGGTGGTTGGATGATTCCACAAAATAACTTTGAAGAAGAAATAACAGCTGATTTTGAAGAGGTCACTCAACCATCTCGTACTTACAAATTAGACTTGGAACGAAAGCGCATCGTTGGGTATGCAGATGGACGAGAAGCCATTGAGCAGGCTATATATAAAGCATTAAGTACAGAGCGATATGAACATTTAATTTACACATGGAACTATGGAGCCGAAATAGCAAAATTGTTTGGTCAACCTATTCCTTATGTATACAGTGAATTAAAAAGACTTATAACCGAAGCGTTAACACACGATGATCGTATCGAAAGTGTTGATGCTTTTTCTTTTAGTCATGTAAAAAATAAAGTGCATGTGCAATTTATAGCTCATACAATAGCAGGTGAAATTGAAATTACAAAAGAGGTGGTGGTTTCTTAATGTTTGAGCATCAAAGCTTTGAAGTGATTGTTGAACGTATGTTAGAGCGAAT